TTTGTATATGGAAAATGTAGGAGGTTAGACGGCAATGAGTAATCCATTTATGAAAGGGAATACACCAAGTAGCATTGACGTAAATAAAAATCTGCCACTATGCAAAGAGCTAGCTTGGGACTTTCAACGAGATACCTATCAATATGATAGAAATGGTAATCATAAATATGTGACAGGAAATGATGCAATAAAAGTATGGGTATGGAAAACATTAAGAGTAGAGCGCTACCGTTATAGAGCATATTATGATGATTATGGTATTGAGTTTGAACAATTTGTTGGGAAAAAGCCTAATGATACGCCTAGCCAATATGATTTATTTGAATATGTAAAGGATGCGTTATTAGTTAATCCATACATTATAAATGTAGATGCTGTAAATGTAATTCAAGAACATAAAATAATTACACTACAAATAGAGTTACAAACAATTTATGGACCAAATACGATAGGAGTTGAAGTATAATGCTAGAACCACAAAGTAAGCAAGATGTGCTAGGACGGCTACTAGCAGATTTCAAAAAAATAGATAAAGAGGGATTGAGTACACATGAAGGTACATTTGTATTTGATACATTAAGCTCAAATGCAGTAGAGTTTGAAAAATCATATGCAGAAATGCAGTTAATACTTGATGCGGCATTTCCGCAAACTGCATGGGGAGAATATTTGACACGTCATGCGGAAGCTCATGGGGTATTTAGAAAGGAAGCAACACAAGCTAATGTAATATTAACCATAACAGGTACCGCTAATACGATCATACCTAAAGGAAGTTTATTCAGTACAGATAATGATGAAACATTTAGAACTTCTAAGGAGGTTAATCTAGGCGATACTGGGAGTGCTAAAGTATTGGCATTATCTGAACAACTTGGGAAATCTTTGAATGTAGGGGCAAATACAATCACAGAAATAGTTGGGGGGATATATGGTGTTAGTACAGTTACAAATGAAGCGGCTGCTTATGATGGATATGATGAAGAGACTGATGCAGAACTTTTAGATAGGCTCCTATTAAAAGTTAGAAAGCCTGCAACCAGTGGCAATGTATATCATTATGAACAGTGGGCTCGATTAGTTAATGGTGTTTTTTTAGTTAAAGTAATTCCATTATGGAATGGTCCGGGAACAGTTAAGGTTATTATTATCAATAATGAACGTGAAAGTGCTAGTACAGAATTAATTGAAAAAGTTAAGGCTGTAATTGCTGAAAACGCACCAATTGGGGCAACTGTTACTGTAGTAACACCAACAATATTTGATATCAATATCGAACTAACAGTGACAAAGGGGAAAGCAGATATAGAGGCTGTTAAAAAGGTATTAAATGAGGAGTTTAAAAAGCAAATTTTTAATGGCACATATGTATCTTATGCTAATATTGGTAAAGCTATTTTAGCTAATAAAGAAACAGGGGTATTAGACTATCGTGACTTAAAAGTAAATAAAGGGATTACTAATATTGACATTACAAATGAACAATTACCAACAATTAAAGAGGTGATCGTGCATGAGTGATTTTATTAGATGGAAAGAGGTAGATATACTTACGTATCTGCCTCTTTTTATTGCAAAAGATTTAGAGTTTAAAACAATAAGTGATGCAGATAGTAGAGAGCATGAACGTATTAGATTATTGTTAATTGAACTATTAAAACAAGATAATATTCAATCTGCAACTTATGCATTATCGAAATGGGAAGAGTTTGTTGGAATAAGCGCTAGAAGTGATAGCTTACAAAATAGACGAAGCCGTGTAATTGCAAAGTTAAATAATACTGATAGTAGCACTAAAGAGTTTCTAGAAGCCTTGGCCAATAACTTTGTATCAGATGAGTCTACAGTAATAATTCCAAAGAATGAAAGCTATACTATGGAATTAAAGTTTACAAAAGACATGTGTGAAGATATCAATGGTTTACAGCAAACCATTGAGGAGTTTAAGCCAGCACATATTGGTTATGAAGTTTGGGAAGAACAATTACTTGAACAAAAATTGATTATTTCAGGGCTAGTTGTGGCAGAAGAAGAAACAAAAATTAGTATGAGTAAATTGTTAAGCGATATTGAAATTGAGCACAATCTATATTATGGAAGTGCAATTGGTTATGAAGAAGTAATTGAAATAGGAGAATAATATGGCACAGTTTCCGGGACTTAGTTTAACCATACAAGGAAATAAAATGATTTTAAAATCAGCAACAGGGAGAGCTGATGATAGATTGATCATTACAAAGGCAGTAATAGGAGATGGACAATTAACAAAAAGTATTGATAGCTTAACATCTCTTGTTAATCCTAAATTAGAAATTGGATTAAGTAATATCAAAGAAGTAACAAATGGGCAAATGCAGTTACAATTTAACTTTGATAATAAAAAAGTTGAAACAGGCTTTTATTGGAGAGAAGTTGGTATATATGGAAAGACCGGTGACAATGGGCAAGAAAAGCTGATTGGATATTCTAACGCTAGTGGATTAACCTCTTATATTCCAGATAAAACAAATGCAATTCCAATGCAACGCCTATTAGTTGCTTTAGGGGTAGGAGACAATCCTAATGTAAAGGGACTTGTTGATTTATCAACGGCTGTTACTGGGGAACAACTAGATGAATCTATTAAAGCTCATAATGTAGATATAAATGGACATAGAGATGCATTTAATAAAAAGCTGGATGTTAGTTCTAATCAATATACAAAGACGCTTGCAAAACATAATCAAGGTTTACAAGTAACAAAAGGTGATAACTCGCAAGAAATTATTAACTTTATTACTTCTAATTATAACGATAGCGATATTAATAAAGTGCTTAACTTAGGTACACTTAAAAACCTGTTAGGCCAAGGTGCTATAGTAGCGTCTAAACTTGATGCAAATGCTGGTTTCGTAAAGTTTGCTAATGGTTTCACTATCCAGTGGGGAGTTGGTGGTGAAGATAATGTCGTAAAAACGGAAGTAACATTCCCTATTAGATTCACAAGATTATTCATGGCAAATGCGATTGATGCATATTGGAGTGGGTCAGATACACCAAGATATTTTGCAAACTCGGTAAGCGAAAGCAATAATACAAAAGCTGTATTTGTGGCGAGTGATAGATATGCTGCATCCTATTATTGGTTCGCACTAGGGATTATTTAATTACCTACTGCGATATATCTGCCCCATGCCGTCGTTTTATTACCTGAGTCTAGCGCAGCTTGAGAGAATATTTTAAAGCTGGATCTAGTGTATTCTCTAAAAGAGTGAACTTGGTTATCTCTGTTGTTACCATTCACGTCATTACCAACTACTACGTAACACGAGTTATCAAAGGAAACGGGGAATGAGAATGTATTTCCTATCGGCACATTATTAAAAGCTCCCCACTGGGTATTAGGATATACCAACGGCTATCCAATTACACCACAAAGTAGTCCTACCAAGGGCTATACGCCGACCTGTTAACATAAATCTTGTATTATCTGTTAAAAACATAGATATTACCAGAGGGTCCCCTTCAGTATTTATATCTGTACCTGAAATACTAAATACTGTAGTAAACGCTATTGGATAACTAATATACGAGTTTTGCTGTGCGTTAAAAACTTTTCCCCACTGGAGAGATTTTTATAAGTGACTATAGAACGACGGCCTGGGGGGAGGTCCATTGCAGTAGGTAATTAGGTGATTAGCTAATTCCTACACACATCCAGGTAAAGTTACCTGCATTTCCTCGGTTAGTTAAAAAGCGTATAGAAGCTCTATTATTATTTGAGAAGCCACTGTTCCAAGACACATAAAACTCATCCCCTCTTGTGGTTGTACTTGCGGAGTCATCGGTGCACAATGCAACTAACACCTTACACGCAATAGGCAATGTTATATCACAATATGTATTCTGATTTAAGAACCAAGTTAATCCCCACTGGGGAGTTATTTTAATAATTCTATGGTTTTACGCAGTTCACGAATAGTTTTATGCGTGTATACCCTAGTGGTAATATCGCCTTGTTTGTGACCTAGTAAGGAACGTAATGCGTTAGGTGATGCAACCGCATCAAGTAAACTTGCGAATGTGTGCCTAGTATCGTGGATAGTGTGCTTGCAGTTAAGATACTTCATAATATCCTGGAAATGCTTACGGAATGATGTGTAGCTGATGGTGTATAGGTAATCTCTAGTATGTAGTTGCTCTATTATAGGCATGATGCGGTGATGAATGGGAATAATACGACCTTCACCGGCTTTTGTTTTAGCGTGTCTCACAATAAGGTATGATGATCGTCTATTGATATCCTGCTTACGTAAATTAAGTAGCTCACTTATGCGGAGCCCTGTGTAGAGCAGTATTAAAATCATGCGAGAATAAGATGTATCTATCGCCCATAATTTGTTGATTTGTTGGCGAGTGAATACTCTTCTTCTAATTGTTGGCACATTGGGGCCTAGATTTAAGTGTAAGGCGTAATTAGTGATAGGATAATCTTGTATAATAGCGTAATTAAATAATTGATTAAGTAATGTACGGACTTTCTTACATGATGAGTAGGAAAGTCCTTTTACGTGCATGGAATTAATCACATTTTGGAGGGGCTGAAAATGAATATCCGTGATAGGCATATCCGCTATGTTGGATATGTGTTTAAAAGCAATGTGATAAGACTTAATAGCACTCTTAGAAACAGACCGTGAGTGAATCGGCAACCACTCGTTAAATAGTTGCCTTAATGTAATGATATTGCGTTGCATACGTTTTAATATAACGGCGTAACGGCGCATAATTTCACCTCCGAAAGGATATTACTATGAATCAATATATATTTATTTTAAATGAGATGGGCGAGAGAATTACGTCCATTGTGGATAACACAGTAACAAAAGAACAGTTGTTAACAACTGCAAAAGAACAATGGCCAGATGCTGCCGATTACATTTACTCCGAAAACGGTGACAACATGCTTGACGAGTTTATGAAAGGCAAATTCTATGTAGACGGCAAGTTCGTTGAACCGCAAGCAAAAGAGCCAACAAAGGCGGAAAAAATCGCTGAAATTAGAAATTATTACAATGGGCGTTTTGAAACGTTAGAACAAATGTTATTAAGACGTCGCTTGATTAATGGAGATATTACCGACTTGCAAGATCAGTTTAAGAAACTGAATCAAGAAATGGTGTTAAAAATTAAGGCGGTGAAATAATGGAAACATTTGAAATTAAAAGTGATATTCCTGTAATGAAGTTCTGTGAATGGTGCTATGAAACATTAAATGAGGATGGAACATGCCCAACAGAAGGATGCATCCATAATGACTTAATGGAATTGGACGAGGTGCGTGAAGATGAAACTACCGGTCCTACACAACTTTAATGTGATTAAAGGAGAAACAATTACTCTAAATGTTGGTTATACCAATATGGTAGATAGTGAAAGCCTATTTGCATGTGTTAGAAAATATCCAACAGATGAGGAGTACAAGGCAAAGTTTGATATATCTGTATCTCAAGATGGGTTAGAAAATGATGAGCTGTGCAAAATCATTTTATCTTTGGACACAGATACATTAAGCCGTGGTAATCACTACTGGGATTTGTTTTTGTGGAGTGGTAATAAGCCTATCAAATGTTTAATAAAAGGTGAAATCACAATATGTGAAGGAGTTAGCAATAGGGGGAAATAATATGAGTGATGAAAATATTCATATAAAGTCTAATGATGATGATAAAATCATTGTCAAAGATAATACCCAAATTATTAAATTGCAAGGGCCAAAGGGTGAACCAGGAGAGCAAGGTCCTCCTGGTCCTCCTGGGCCAAAGGGTGAGCCTGGTAAGAATGGTATTGACGGACTAAACGGCGAACAAGGGTTGCAAGGTATTCAAGGTATTCAAGGACCACCTGGGCCTCCTGGTGCTCCTGGTAAAGATGGAAAGTCATTTACTTATGACATGTTCACATCGGAGCAATTAGAGGCCTTAAAAGGCCCTAGGGGTGAACAGGGTCCTCCTGGTGCTGGTGCTAATGTAGATTTATCGCCGTATGCAACTAAACAAGATGCTGATAATCTGTATCTAAAAAAAGTAGATATAAGAAATTACCTTGCTATGCTAGGCGACCCTAAATATGCATTAAAAACAGAGCTAAACGATTATTTATCTAAAACGGATGCGACAAATAATTACGCTCAAAAGGGTTGGGCTACTCAAACATTCGCCTATAAGAACGATTTAAGCACTTTTATTAAGAAAAACGAGATTTCTCAATATGCGTTAACTCCTGGTGATGCTAGCACTCGTTACGTTAACAAAATAGAAGGACAATCTTTCGCTCAAAAATCTGAATTAAGTGATTATGTTAAGAAAACGGAAATCAATCAGTATACATCAACATCAAGTGTACAACTCACGCCTGAACAAATTGAAAAATTGAAAGGGCCAAAAGGTGAACCTGGAACTCCTGGGGAGCGTGGAGCAGACGGTGAAAGAGGACTACAAGGACCACCAGGGCCACCAGGGCCTAAAGGTGAGCCGTTCAAATATTCTGACTTCACGCAAGACCAACTTAATGCACTTAAAGGGCCAAAGGGTGATAAAGGCGAACCGTTCAAATATTCTGATTTTACGGCGGAACAATTACTAGCTTTAAGAGGGCCGAAAGGTGATCCTGGAAGCGGTGGTGGACAAGTAATTTCGCAACCAGTCGAAATATATGAAGTCGTATGGGGCAATGCTATAGCTAGTAATCCTGGTGCTGATAGGGGTTACTTAGCATTCGACCCATTAACAGGTTGGGGGTACTTGCATTTTGATTTTAAATTGAAAACCCCTTCCGGTAATGGCAATATGGTCGCATCGCTCCCACCGAATGCGCCAGTTGCAGTAAGGCTAATTGAAAGAAGTGTTGATGTAAATAACAATAGTATTTATGTTGAACGAAACAGCCGTATAGTTAAGGGCTGGGGCGTTCCAGCGAACACTCGTTATATTATTGATATTATTGGTTATTGGAGAAAGGTGTAATAGATGTGGACATGGCAATTTGAGTTAAATGATATTTTAACTACTCTTACAATTGTAGGAATAGTTGCAGGTGCAGGATATAGATTGTTGATTATTCCGTTGCTACAACAGTTGGACTCACAACGTATGCAAGATAATCTTATTTTCCAAGAGAAATGGGGAGTGCTAACTGATACGCTAAAAGACTTGAAAGATGAAATTAAATTATCACGTGCAGAACGAATTAAAGCTGAAAGCAAGCAAGTGTTGTTGTCAGCAAAAGTTGAAGCCTTAGAAGTACGTGTTGATGATATTAAGGAGGAGCTACATGAACATACCGCCAAATCTCATCAATACAGTTAAAAGATCATATCAATCTGTAAGGGTGGCT